GCTATTGCTCTCGAGGTTGAGCATCCTGCTACGACTGGTGGTAATGAGGGTTAAGTCTTAGATAAATCAAAATGGAAGGAGGGGTCGGCTACATGGGAGTATTTTATGGTCCGATAGGATTCGTTGAAACTGTCGAGGATCCGGAAGGATCTGGTATTTGGGTTGAAGTTCCAATCGAACGTAATTATCGAGGAGAGATCCAGCGCAATACTAAGCGTTGGGATAGTGGGAATAATGTAAATCCCAATCTCAATATTTCAAATACTATTTCTATAGTAGCCGATCCCTACTTTAACGATCATTTGAACAGTATTCGATATTTAAAGTGGCTTGGTGGATACTGGGAGATAACAAATGTTGATGTCGAATTACCTCGATTAATATTGAGTATTGGAGGTGTGTATAATGGACCGACGGTTGGAACTTCAGACAATACTGGAGAACATCCTAGGATCCCGTAATGTATATTTTCAACCACCTTCTAATACTAAACTGTCCTATCCTTGTATCATATACAACCGAAGTAATATAGAGTCTAGGTATGCGAATAATGCTAAGTACAATACCAGAGTGCGATATTCGCTTATGCTTATAGGAAGATCGCCAGAAAGCGAGCTTGTTAAAGAATTATTAAAGCTTCCTTACTGTTCCTATGATAGATTTTATACAGCTGATACTTTAAATCACGATACGTTTACTTTATATTATTAAGGAGTTAACATGCCCAATCCTACCTTTGCGATTGAGTGGGACAAAGCCGGTGAGCGTCTTTATGAGACTGGTGTAGACCGCGTTGTCCTGTATCCCATTCGCGATACGATTACTGATCCCACTGATCCTTATTCTGCTGGTGTTGCATGGAATGGCGTTACCTCTATTAGCCAGTCTGCATCCGGTGGCGAGCCTACTCCATTATGGGCTGACAACCTTAAGTATCTCAACCTGATGAGTGCCGAGGAGGCATCTTTATCTATTGAGTGCTACACTTATCCTGATGAGTTTGAGGAGTGCGATGGCTCTCGCGAGATTGTCACTGGCGCTCGCATTGGCCAGCAGGCTCGTAAGATGTTCGGTCTTTCTTATCGCACGCTTGTCGGTAATGATCAGAAGCAGCAGGAGTTTGGCTATAAGCTGCATATTGTGTACGGTTGTCTTGCTTCGCCTTCTGAGCGTAGTTATTCTACTGTTAACGATTCGCCTGAGGCGATTAGCTTTAGTTATAGTATTACGACTACGCCGGTCGATGTAACCGGGTTTAAGCCTACGTCTATTATTACTGTTGACAGTACTAAGACTGATACTTCTAAGCTGGCTGCTCTTGAGACCATTCTGTATGGAACTGCTGGGCAGACCCCGGTCGACGCTAAGCTTCCTCTGCCTGCGGCAATTATTACGGCGCTTACGTAATAAATATTTATAGATATGTTGGACTCTTGAAAGGAACAATAGAGAATGCTTAAGAAAACTATTACCTATGAAAATTATAACGGTGATACAGTTACTGACGATTTCTATTTTAACCTAACTAAAGTCGAATGTATGGAGTTAGAGTATAGTTTTGGCGCGAATAATACGTTGTCTAATACTATTACAACATTAGTCGAATCGAAAGATATTGGCGCACTTATTGCGGCAATTAAGAAAATTCTACTGATGTCTTATGGTGTAAAAACTCCAGATGGAAACCGTTTCATTAAGAATGACTCTGTTCGAGAAGAGTTCGAGCAGTCGCCTGCTTTTGAGAAAATTTATTGGGATTTGGTTACGAATCAGGACGAGGCCGCAAGTTTTATTAGTGGCATTGTTCCGCAAAACGTTCGCGATAGTCTTGGGGAGGATCCTAAGCAGGTGCTTCTTGATCGAATGCAGCAGTCTTTAAATGAGACCAAGTAAGTATTAATTATGGGAGGAGAGAATGCTTCAAATTATTGTTCCTGGACGAGAATTATTTGATGAGGACACACTAACGTTTACTCAAACTTCTGATACTTGTCTAAAATTGGAGCATTCTCTCCTTTCCATTTCAAAATGGGAGTCAAAGTGGTGCAAACCATTTTTGGGACGGGAATCGCATAGTCCAACTGAGATGCTCGATTACATAAGATGCATGACATTGAATTCTGTTCCGAAAGAAGTTTACAATGCTTTGACTGAAGAAAACATGCGGGCTATATCCGACTATATAAATAGTCCGATGAGTGCTAGTAAAGTGTATACATCAGCACCTAATACTGGTAAGAAAGAAACTGTTACCTCTGAATTGATTTATTATTGGATGGTAACATATCAGATACCATTCGAATGCGAAAAGTGGCACATTAATCGTTTACTCATGCTCATTCAAATTTGTAATGCTAAAAACAATACTAAGAAAATGAGTAGACAGGAAATATTAGCACAAAATAGAGCTTTGAATAAGGCTAGGCGTAAAGCTCTTCATACGAAAGGTTAGTTTTGGTATGATTAGAATTACTACTAAAGGCGATTTTAAAAACACCGAAGCATACCTAAACAAGTTAAAAGATACTAATCGCATAATTGGTATTTTAAATAAGTATGGCGAACGCGGAGTTGAGCTATTGCGAATAGCTACACCTGTAGATAGTGGACAAACGGCTTCTTCTTGGGGGTACGAAATCGTTTCGAATGGCGATGAACATTCCATACAATTTACTAATAGCAACGTTAATCGTGGTGTTAATATTGCTATAATTTTGCAGTATGGACATGGAACTCGCAATGGCGGTTATGTCCAAGGTCGAGATTATATCAATCCAGCAATTCGTCAGGCATTTGATGAAATGCGCGATGAATTAATTAGGGAGGTTCAGCGTATATGAGCGGTGTTATTGATACTAATGTTGTTAAGATGGTGTTTGAAAGCGCCGGCTTTGTGCAAAACGCTGAAAGCACTCTGTCTATACTGGATAGATTAAAGGGCGCTTTAAATTTTAAAGGCGCTGTTCAAGGATTAGAGAATATTGGTGCCAATGTCAAAAATATTGGCATGGATGGTCTTTATACAGGTGTTTATAAAGTACAAGACAGTTTTAATGTTTTAGATGTTGTAGCTACTCGAGTTATTCAAAATATTACAGATCGTGTTCAAGGAGCAGTTCATCAATTAGCAACTGCCGCTATTACTAAGCCGCTTAAAGATGGTTTTGACGAATATCAAATGCAAATGGATTCCGTTCAGACGATTACCGCAAGTACTGGAGAATCTATTGCAACGGTTAATGGATATTTGGATAAACTAAACGAGTATGCTGATAAAACTATATATTCATTTTCTGACATGACTGCTAATATTGGTAAATTTACCAATGCTGGTGTAAAATTAGATAGAGCTGTTGCTGCAATTCAGGGTATTAGTAATGTTGCTGCTGTTTCTGGTGCTAATACTAATGAAGCATCTCGAGCAATGTATAACTTTGCTCAGGCTTTATCAGCTGGATCAGTAAAATTAATTGACTGGAAATCTATCGAGAATGCCAACATGGCTACGGTAGAATTTAAAAACCAGTTAATTGAGACAGCTGTTGCGATGGGTACCCTTACAAAAAAGGGTGATGAATACGTTTCTACGACTAAAAACGCAAATGGTAAAACGTCTGAAGCATTTACTGCTACAAAAAACTTTAACGATTCTCTTCAATCACAATGGATGACAGAAGAAGTTCTTGTTCAAACTCTCGAGCAATATTCTACTGACGTCCGAGAAATGACTGCTGAAGAAGAAAAAGCATATCGTGCTAAATTAATGAGTATCTATGGTGATGAGAAAAAAGTTGATTCGATTATTGAGTTGGCTAAGAAAGCAGCCAACGCTGCAAAAGACGTTAAAACATTCCGTCAGCTTATAGATACTTTGAAGGAATCTTTAGGTTCCGGCTGGACTAAAACTTGGCAGTATATTTTCGGTGATTTAAATGAAGCCAAAGCATTATGGACTGGCATAAATAATGTTTTAAGCGGTTTTATTGATAAAGTATCTGATTCCAGAAATGCTATGCTTGAGACGTGGCATAAATCTGGTTATACTCTTAATAAGTACGGTGAAGTAATAAAAGCATACTATGATTCTGAGGGTAAACTAGTAGATAAATTACCCGAAAATGGTAAGTTATTTGACAAACATGGTAAAGAAGTTAAAGCTGTTGTAGATGAAGAGACCAAAGAGATAGTTCCCGAATTAATTAAGAATGGTAAAATGATTCGGGAAGAAATGGGCGGTAGAGATTTTCTCATTGAGGGATTAAAAAACGATTACAAT